GTTTCCCAGTCACGATCCGGGGGGGGGGCTCAGTCCAATAGCCTTGCAGATACTATTAAGTCCATCAACGCGCGCTACAAGGAACTTGCGGATACAGCCGGCCTTACCAAGACCGAACTTGAAGAGTACCGCATCGAACAAGAACTTCTGAAAGCGGCACAACAGGATGGGGTAGCCTTGTCGCCAGAGATTGTTGAAAGTGTTCTGGCTCAAAAGAGGGCCTATGAGGAAGCCGCCAACGCCGCTGGCACTTTTGCTTCCGGAGCACGTCAGGGCTTTGCCGACTTTGCGGATAGTATTCAGACGAACATGGAGTTTGCGGCGGACTTCACACGCAATGCCTTTAGTGGCCTGTCCAACGTCATATCGGATTTTGTAAAGTCGGGTAAGCTGGATTTCAAGAGCCTTCTTACCGATCTTCTCGGTCAGTTGGCCTCGTTTCTGGCCAACCGTCTGGTCATAGATTTCCTTGGTATCAATGGTAACTTTACCGGTGGAACCGGGGGTCAGGGTACCCGTGGGTTCCTTGGAAGTATCCTCGGTGGCATTATCCCCGGCCTCGCTACCGGGGGTCCGGCGCAAGCCAACCGCCCCTATCTCGTGGGGGAAGTCGGGCCTGAACTGTTTATCCCAAGACAATCCGGTACGGTGGTTTCAAATGATCAACTTGCGGGTGCGCGGGCAGGTTCCGATAGCCGCCCCATAAACATGACGTTCAATATAGCTACACCGGACGTGGACGGGTTCCGCCGCTCCGAAGGGCAGATACGGGCCCAGATGAGCCGGGCACTGGACACGGCAGGCCGGAGGAATAACTAATGGCATTTCACGAAGTACGCCTTCCGATAAAAGTAGAACGAGGGGCCTCTGGCGGTCCCGGGTTTCTAACCAATGTAAGTATACTGCAATCAGGGAAGGAACAGCGCAATTCCTTGTGGGAAGTTGATCGTGGTAGATGGGATATCGGGTACGGTATCCAGACCCGCGAGGACGCCTTGGTAGTTCGGGATTTCTTTTTTGCCAGACGGGGCAAGTTGCACGGTTTCCGTTTCCGGGACTGGTCCAACTACCAGACAGAGGGGGCGGTGAAACAACCGGCGGGGATAGCATCTATAGACACGGGGGAACCCGCCGAAGCCGATGGGGTGGCAACCCAATTTCAGTTGTATTACGTCTACTCGGACACAGGCTCGTTTTCTTATACCAAGAAGATATTCAAGCCGGTGGCATCTTCTATACAGGTTTACGTAAACGGTGCCCTTAAAACACCGACCACGGACTATACCCTAGATGAGACTACAGGGACCATCACGTTTACCAGCGCGCCGGAGTACAATTCTGATGTGGAATGGTCCGGTTCTTTCGATTTACCGGTAAGATTTGATACGGATAGTCTGGAAATAGTAGTCACGATCGAAATAGTTGCTGACACAGCCGAACATTTCGATCGTAGAACTCAAACTCTGAGGTAGGCTATGCCCCTTACACCACCCCCTTCCTTAGCCAGCCACCTATCGGGGGAGTGCCTTACGCTGGCAACTCTATGGGATATTATCCGGGTAGACGGCACGACCTATTATTACACTGACCATGACAAGGATATTCAGTTTTCCAGGCGGACTTACAAGTCTGGCATCGGGTATGACCGAACGTCGATTGACGACAAAGCTGACCTGTCTCCGGATAACCTAGATATTCAGGGTATCTTGGCTGCCGGTGAAATTACAAGGAAGGATATTCGGGCCGGTATGTTCGACGGGGCTGAGGTCTGGATAAGGATAGTTGATTGGTCCAACCCTGCAGGGGGGGCTATTATCCGGCGCAGGGGCTGGCTTGGCGAAGTAAAACAGAACAACCTAGGGCAATTCGATACCGAGTTGCGGGGGCTTTCGGAAGCCTTGTCCGAGAACTTGTCCCGGGTTTATACCCCGGGCTGTCAGGCTGATCTGGGGTCTCGTTTAACCGATAACATAGAGGCCCCTTGCCAACGGCTTCTGGTACCCGATTTGAGGGCGGATGCTACCGCATATGAACTTGGTCAGGAAATGCGTATCGCAGACGTGGATGACCTTGTGTTTCGGGCTACCAACGCGGGAACCACGGGATCAGACCCCTATGATGATAGCTTTTTATACGCGGTTATAAACGATCTTATCGTGGATGGGGGCGTGACTTGGAAGGCTATGGAGGCGTGGAAAATCCCTATTACCGTCCTGTCCAGCCCGACACCAAACAGGCGTACTTTCGGGGTATCCATCGCCAGTACAAGATTGGAAGCCGACCCTCGGCATTTCGACGGGGGCCTTATCACGTTTCTGACCGGACAGAACGCTACGTTCAGCCGGGAAATAAAGTACATAGACTTGGATAGTTCCGATAACGCTGAATGCAGATTGTATCTCCGGATGCCCTTTGATATAAACCCCGGGGATACCGGTTTCGTATTTCCGGGGTGTGACAAGTCCATAGCTACCTGCCACACTAAATTCGATAACAGCATAAACTACAAGGGGTTCCCGCACGTCCCCGGGGATGATTACCTGAAGAAATACCCGGACGCCAAACCATGAAACGCTCCGATATCATAAGGGTTGCTCAGGGATATGTCGGTACCCGGTGGCAGCACATGGGCCGGGACCGGTACGGGGTCGATTGTGTCGGGCTTCTTATTGCCGTATGGGGTGACCTTAAGCTCACACCGTATCCGGAGATACCCCCGTACCGGTCCCAGCCGGATGGAAACCTCTTGACCTATTTTCAGAAATACATGACGCGCGTTCCGTTTCGTCGCATAAAGTCCGGTAGCGTAGTGATCTTTGCCTACGGGGGGTCTCCTTACCATGCTGGAATAGTGGTGGATCCGGAGCGCCGTAGTATGATCCACGCTAACGCAACCAGCCGGGCTGTCGTATACGATATAATTGACCATAGCCCAAACGGCAGAAAACCTGTATGTGCGTGGGATTATCCGGGAGTAACCGATGGCTGACCCTACCGGCGTTATAATCAACATCGCCTTGCAGGCGGCTATCGGCCTTGTACTTGCCGCCCTGACGCCGAAGCAGCGTAATGAAGGCCCGCGTCTGGATGATCGGCAGATTACCACGTCAACCTATGGCGATGAGATTTTGGTCGGGTATGGTACCGTCATGGTTGCCGGTAACATTATCTGGGGCAAGGATATAGAAGAAGTAACTACGGTAGAGGAAATAGGTAAAGGCAACCCGTTTTCGCTTGGTACCAACACCACGTATACCTATTTCGGAACGTTTGCCGTTGCGCTGGCCCGCCGGGAAATAGAAACGGTACTGCGCATCTATGCTGATGGGAAAATTATCTATGACGTGGAAAGTGGGGATACACCAAGCCGTAATGCCATGCCCGGTTTGCATTTCCGCCTTTACAAGGGAAATCACTCCCAAGACCGGGACCCCCTTATAGAGGCCGATGTAGGTACCGCCAACTGCCCGGCGTACCGGGGTATTGCCTATATCGTATTCAACCGCCTGCCCTTGGAAAACTTCGGTAATCGTATCCCGTCACTCCGGTTTGTGGTGGCCTTCAAAACGAGCGCCGGTCAACCGGCGTCGTATGCGCTTGATGAGTTGGAACCTTATGAAAGTCTGCAAGGCTCCGATTATGATCCTGAACGCGAAACGGTTTATACTGTCGGCCTTCGCGATGATGATGCTTCCAACGGGTATTTGTTTGCCCACGACGCGTTTAACGGGGGTCTTATCTATCACCGTTTAAAGGCGGATATAAGCGGTTCTCTCGGGGGAAGCTACCATACTGCCCGGTATGTCAGGGCCGGGAAGGGGTCGCCTTACCTTCTCTTAAGGACCAGTTCCAGTGTTACCGGCCACCGATTTGTGCTGGTGGACAAGGATACCATGCAGGCAATAGCCGAGACTGCCAAGGCTTCCTTTCCAAACCAGAACGCGCAGACGGAGTTTGATCCGGGGGCCGGGTCCAGCTTCGGGCCTTATGTAGACGGCACAGCCGCCTACGAGATAATTGAAGTCCCCTCTGGTTCGGCAAAGAGGTATTTTTCAGTATTTCTGGGGAACGGCCAGCTACTATCCAACCCCGGGGCCGGTATCGGCGTATGTGAACTTACCCCCTCCGGGTTTGTATGGGTATGGGGTTCGGGGACGGGCACTTACCAGCTATCTCCCGATTTTATAGCCGGGGCGTCTGGGGAGACTATTGTTCAGGGACCGACCCGGGATAACGAAGCAGATGTATTCGTGACTTTCGTTCAGGACAATACGACGCCGCAGAATGCCAAGGGCCCCTATCACCTGTGCAAGTTTACAGTAGGCTCGGGGCCCTTCTCCGGTTTCGACACTACCCCGCTGGATCGTGACTGGGAAAC